CTCCCCCTAGTGGCAAGACGCCACTCAAAACGACGACAGATCGTTAATCCGCCGCCGGCGGCCCCTTACGAGGCCGCCACCCAACCAACCTTATAACCGAGGACACCATTGCGGGGTACAACACCCCCGTCTTTGTGCCAGGCCCACCCTCTCGGGTGAGTCGAACCCAGTCCATAAGTGGCGCAAGCTAGGATTATATCCGAGCCAAAGGCATGCACGTTAACCTTCCGGTAACGCACAGGCCGATAGCAACGGATGTACCTTATACTGCCTCTCTGCCGCACCGACCAGCGCTTTTCCTCGTCTGTTATGACGATGTCACCGAGGCCCTTAGGGCCCCGGCAAGACCTAATCCCGGTAGGGAGTTGGTCAAGCGTCTGGAACCACGCCTTCTTCACAGCGGGAAGGGTTAACTCCCCTAACTGCTCGGAAAGGCGCGCGATGCCATTGGCGAGAGCAATATAGTCCTCAGGCCCTTCCAGATCCTCCTCAAGAAAGTGCGGCCGAACAGATTTCCCGTTAAAGAAATCCTGGCCGCAACTCTCTCGGAACGGAACTTGCCCCCAAAAGGACTTGTCCACATTCAAGGAGAACCCACAGAACTCAAGAACCGACCTCAACCCGGGTACTACATCATCCTTACAGATGATGTCATCCCCAAAGCAGAAAACATCCTTCCCCAACACGCCCTTGTGGCCGTACCTACGAGAGGTAACAACCGAAAGAGCAGCAAAGAGGAGCGTTTCTAACTCAAAGGTGAAGCCGTTACCCATGCTGGAGAATTTTTCCAGACGCACCCACTTGGCATCAAGCAACGTCTTCGGGCTTCTCAGCCCGTCAAGTTGCTCATACCATAGGGGTGGTAGCAGCACCTCGACCAGGTGCCTGCATACGGTATCGCTTGCATTTGAGAGGTCGAGAGTAGCAAACTCTCTCGAGACAGAGGATTCACGGGCAACCCGCCCATGGATATCTTGTGCTCGGTCCAAATCCCAGCCAGTGTTCTCACGTAAGCGAGTACGAAGGGCTTTCCCAAGCCCTAGCTGGTAAAACACGTTGATGTCAGGCTCAATTGCTATCGCCCGATGTGTCAAACATGTCTTCGGAACCGTTGCGAAACGGTTCCCGGGAACAAAGGACACCTCTCCACGGCGGCGTGCAACACCTGCACCCCATTGGCTACCTAACCACTGTGGTAGGAACCAAAGGGCGCCGCGGGTCAAACTTGGGTCAATCGACATTTTGTCGGGTACAGTGGTCTTCCCGCCCTTCATGGAAAAGGAGGTACCTGGTCCAAACCTACCCTCAAGTAAAGAAGGAGGTTTGAAACCAATCCAACTACCGATCAGCTCTCGGGCCTCGCGAAAAAAACTCGCGATTTCCTCGTCCGATTCACTCAGGTGGCAGTACGCCACCGAAGGAAGGAACTTAGCTAACCTCTCATTGGCACGATAGCACTGCGTCTCCCCCTCGCGCCATTTAGCTCTCGCCGCTGCTACACGATCCGAAGATGTGGGCAGCGGTTCAAATTTCCGCAGGAATGAACCTGCGATGGCATCGAGAAAGTACGAGTGCGGAATCGTGTACGTCCGGGGATCCACCTTCACAGATGAGATCCCGTCCCAGTCTCCAGCCCGGATCATCGCTGATACGGACTTAGACACAGGAGATCCAAGGCCCTCCATAAGAGAAAGGGCAATACGCGTCAGAGTACCTGGCAACGCATGGTTGTTCATCATCAGACCTTTGCTAGTCCTGAGGGTCCGACGGCTTCTTTGAACGACTCCGCTTCTCACTCCACTTATCAACAAGCGCAAGCAGCGCCGCGATAAGAGAAAGAAAGGAAACGATAGCGTCCTTATAGTCCGCCGGATCCATTAGGTGGGCGCATACCCAGAAGACACTGCTGCCTTGACCTGCGAAGACGTCATCAGGTTTAGAAACTGATAGACAGCCTCGTTGATCGCGGCAGACGGCATCCCCTGGGGGACGGTGATGATGACGTTGGCCACAACCCGATCCTTCGAGCTGTAGAGCGTCGTCGTTGAGTCCTGGACCGCATAGGGAAACGCGTAATCTATACGTGCCTGCCTAGCTGTCTTAGGACCGTTCGACGTCGTCGCGAGCTTGAAAACCGGGCGCAGCCCTACGGGCAACCCCGCTGGGGCACCAGTATCTTGACGATACACGGCGGGGGATCCGTCACCCCCGCTGGCGGACAGAGCGTCATAGACGATGTCCGTCGTGCCGTCCGCCTTCTTGGCGGTTATAGCAGCCTGTGTAGGCATTGATTCTCCAAACAACAAGGAAGATTTCCACCACTCATCGCAACCGTTGAACAACAAGGCTGACCGCAGTCAACGCTCGTTGCCAGCTCGGCAACTTCAGAGGGCGGAGCTTAAGCACCACGGCCGGAAGGCCGATCGAGCGACGCATATGCACTCCGTTTCCTTTAAACTCCTCCAGAATTGGAACGTAACGGAATACCTCGTCAGGGCCTTGGCCCGAAACGTAGTACCTCATTACCTTCAACCTGTGGTAGTCAAAGTCGGCGGTGTACCTCTTCGTCGTCCACGCCTGCTCAAGCGCGAGTCCGTAGTAATCAGTCCCCTGCGAAAGGAACTGTTCCACGTTCACAAACCAGTCCAGCACGAAGCTGAACGGGATGACGTTGTAACCAACAACGAAAGGGTTGACAAAACCCAACTGATTAGCCAACCACAGATTAGGGTTGGTAACCCGAACCGTGGCGCCGCAACGAATGCTGATAGCGTACACCCGACGTTTAGTCCAAGTCTCGGTGTACGACGCATCGTTGTACGCGTAAGGGTTCACCGTCTTAGTAACCGGTTGAACAAACCATTCGCCGCTTTGTAAGGCGACGCCGGCTTTCACGCGTACCGGGGGGACACCCCCCTGCAAGATCTCAATCGATGAGTGGATGTCCTTTATGAGGGGACGCCACCCGAAGTGATATTCCAACCAATTGCTAGACACCGACTTCCTGACGCTTACCCCTTTCGGGACAGCGGCAAGACGGAGTATTTTAGCAGCACGGCCGAAATCGAACCTCTTAAGCGCTAACACGAACGACCCGAGTTGGGCCGCCCGAGAAGCGATCATCGCAATCGATTGCTTGCGCTCCAGAATGTTCACCGCCAGGCCTGCTTCTTCTCCCAACTTGCCCTTGAATTTCTCCAAGACCTTGTTAGCAGCGTCAGTCCAAGCCGGATCGTCTATCACACCTGGAGGTATGACTACCCCACATCCGTACGGCGTATTCCCGACTTCCGCTCCGACAGCAACCATGCGCTCATAAGCAAGCACACGGTCATGCGGTTTGGCTTGTCGATATCCCACCTTATAGGACCAGTAGCCTTTGTCGGTTCCATAAGCCCCATTCACTTGGACAATGAAAGGACCCGTTACAGGAAGTGCCATGGTGGTTAACCCTCGCACTCCTGCCTTAGTCTCTCGGTTCCAGAAAGACCCAGGGTAAACCCAGCAATCAGCGCCGCACCCCGCGACTCGACCGTTCTCGCGAACGGAGAGCCAGGGTGCGAGAAGTACATCCGGAGAAAGAGAGCCGGATGACGAGCCGCAATCTCACTGTGCGAATAAACGCGCCAGGCGAGGGAACGACGCTTATGCTTGGGCATTACCAAAGTCTCCTGATAAGACACGCCCGGCAGGTCGCCGAACGTGCTGAGAGCTAAGAAAAATCCAGGGGGAATACCGACCCCGGATTAGACACCAGCCCGCGAGGG